GTGCAATGCCTAACCTTATGGCGTATGATGTAGCTGGTGTTCAGCCAATGTCCGGCCCAACTGGCTTGATCTTCGCAATGAAATCACGTTACAGCACAAAAGCCGGCGCAGAAGCTCTCTTTGGTGAAGCAGATACATCTCACTCCGGTGCAGGTTCACACGCTGGTGCATCCGATTCATTGGGTTCATACGGTACAGATACTACTCCAGCTGATGACATCGAAGATTCATTCGCAACTGGTACTGGTATGGCTACTGCAGCTGTTGAAGCACTTGGTAACACAGGTGGCAACTTCGGCGAAATGGCTTTCTCAATCGAGAAAACATCAGTAACTGCAAAATCACGTGCACTCAAAGCTGAGTACACAATGGAACTTGCACAAGACTTGAAAGCAATTCACGGTCTTGATGCAGAATCAGAATTGGCAAACATCTTGTCAGCTGAGATCCTTGCAGAAATCAACCGCGAAGTAATTCGTACAATCAACGTAAAAGCTAAGCTTGGCGCACAAACATCTAACACTGCTGTAAACGGCGTATTTGATGTTGACGGTGACTCAGACGGTCGTTGGTCAGTAGAGAAGTTCAAAGGTTTGATCATGCAGATCGAACGTGAAGCTAACACAATCGCTCGTGAAACACGTCGCGGTAAAGGTAACTTCATCATCTGTTCCTCAGACGTTGCATCTGCTCTTGCAGCAGCTGGCATGTTGGATTACACTCCAGCACTTGCAGCTAACTTGAACGTAGATGACACAGGCAACACATTTGCTGGTGTTCTTAACGGTCGCACAAAAGTATACATCGATCCATATGCAACACAGGATTATGTAAACGTAGGTTACCGTGGCACAAACCCATACGATGCAGGTCTCTTCTATGCGCCATATGTTCCATTAACAATGGTTCGTGCAGTTGGTGAAGAAGACTTCCAGCCACGTATTGGTTTCAAAACTCGTTACGGCATGGTTGCTAACCCATTCGCGGGTGGCGCAGCTTCTGCTGAAACTGGTACAGATCGTGCTAACCAGTACTACCGTATCTTTGCTGTTACAAACATCTTAGGCACATAATAAAAAGAGTAGGGTTTAACCTACCAACCTTTAAGGGGCTCTTCGGAGCCCCTTTTTTTATCATATAAATAATGATATAATCTAACATTAGAGAGAACGATTATGGCATATACTAATGAAATTAACTATTCTACTGAACCTACTTCTACTCTTGTAGAAAATATTAGCTTTGCAAATCCTTCAAGTTTTCGTTTAGTGATTGATAATCTTAAATATCCAAATGCTCAATATACAGTTCAATTAGCTTCTATTCCTGATATGTCAGTTGATGGCGCAGCAATGAATACGCCAAAAAGAAATATTCTTATTTCCGCCGATAAAATTGTGTATGCGCCATTGCAACTTACTTTTATTGTAGACGAAAACTTTACCAACTATAAAGAGATTCATGATTGGATGTTTGGTATGGTTGGACAAGATGATTTGAATACTCGCAAAAACCGTGATCTTACATTGATAATATATAATTCCAGTAATAACGTAGTACAACAAATCCAATTTGTCGATGCTCATCCAACAAGTTTATCTTCACTACCATTTGAAGTTACGGGCGAATCGGTAAATTATTTAACAGCAGTAGCGGAATTCAATTACAGTTATTATAAATTCTTATAAAGGTGAAACTATATTATGCTAAATCTTGAAGACGTTTTAAAAATGTGGGCAAAAGATTCTGAGATTGATGATCTCAGATTAGATGAAGCTTCTAAGAAAACAGCTTCACTTCATGCAAAATATCTAGAAATGTTGTCTGTATCTAAACTTCAATTGAAGCGTAGAGATATGGAGTTTAAAGTGCTGCTTAGAGATAAGTGGTTATGGTACAATGGTAAGATGCCAAAAGAAGATATTGAGCAACGTGGTTGGGAATACGATGCTTTAAATGGTCTTAAGATTCTAAAGGGTGAAATGGATTATTATTATAATTCAGATCCGCATATTCAAGAGTCGCAAGCAAAAATAGATTATCTAAAAACATTAATTGAGACTCTGGAAGAGATCATAAATAACATTAGATGGAGACACTCCACTATTAAAAATATGATTGACTGGAGAAGGTTTGAGAGTGGTGGATGAGCGACCTTAAAATACATAATAAAAATCATGCTTTCCTACACATTGACTGTGAACCATCTGTTGCTAATGAGCTTTCAGATTTTTTCACATTCTATGTTCCTGGTTATAAATTTATGCCATCCTATAAGAATAAAATATGGGATGGTAAAATTCGCTTATATGATAATCGCAATAAAGAGCTACCAGCTGGCTTATACAAGTACGTAGAAGAATTTGCGAATACACCTGGCCGAGATTATAAAATTGCGTTAGAGCATAGTAACTATTACGGATTGGCTGGATCTAAAGTTGATGTTGATATGTCATTCATGAAAGATATGACTATTACATCTAGAGGAAAACCAATTGAGCCGCGGGATTACCAATTAAATGCCATTGAGCAAGGTTTAACCAATAAACGTAGTTTGCTCATTTCTCCAACAGCGTCTGGTAAATCACTTATCATTTATTCTTTGATTCGTTGGTATCTTGAAAATTATGATAAGAAAGTAATTATTGTTGTTCCTACTACTTCGTTGGTAGAACAAATGTATAAAGACTTTGGTGATTATTCAGAATTTGATGATGGCTTTAATGTAGAACAACTTTGTCATAAGATTTATTCTGGAAAGGAAAAGATTTTTGATCAAAGGATTGTTATTACAACTTGGCAATCAATTTATAAAATGCCAGGACATTGGTTTGAAGATTATGGTATGGTTATTGGTGATGAAGCACACACATTTAAAGCAAAAAGTCTTACATCCATTCTTTCAAAGTGTAGAGAAGCTGAGTTTAGATTTGGTACTACAGGTACTCTTGATGGTACTAATACTCATAAACTTGTTCTTGAAGGTTACTTTGGACCTGCGTATTATGTGACTACAACTAAGAGTCTTATGGATGAAGGATCTTTATCTGCACTAGATATTTCGGTTTTACTTATGAAATATTCTGATGCTGAATGTAGGCTTATAAATAAAGTTAAGTACCAAGAAGAAATCAACTTTATTGTTGGCCATGAAAAACGAAATAGCTTTATTTCAAATTTAGCTCTTGATCAAGATGGTAATACATTAGTACTTTTCCAATTAGTAGAAAAGCATGGTAAACCATTATATGATATGATTAAGAGTAGAGCTCATGCTAGAAGGAAAATATTTTTTGTTTCTGGTGCTACCGATGTAGATACAAGAGAACAAGTCAGATCTATTACTGAAAAAGAAAAGAATGCTATTATTGTTGCAAGCCTTGGCACTTTTTCCACTGGGATTAATATTCGTAATTTGCATAATATTGTATTTGCATCCCCATCAAAATCTCAAATCAAAGTCCTTCANTCAATTGGACGAGGATTGAGAAAGTCTGAAGATGGTAGAGAAACAAAGTTATACGATATAGCGGATGATCTCCATTGGAAGAGTAATAAGAACTATACGCTTAATCATGCTGCAGAACGCATCAAGATTTATACAAAAGAAAAGTTCAAATATAAAATTTACGAGATAACATTATGATAGAAGAAAATGATCCTTTAGATACTATGGATATTCAACACGTAAAGTTATCTGATGGTAGTGAGATAGTCACATATATAAATTCTACTGAAGGTGCTTCAATAATTGTTGAAAGACCCATGAACTTGAATCTAGTTACTACTGCAAATGGATATGATACTTATTTCTTTACAAAATATTTTCCATTTGCAAAGCATAATTTGGTTAAGTTAAACTCGCGAAATGTAATTTCTGCGAGTGAAGTTACTGATGAAATTAAAGAAAAGTATATCAGAGCAGCGCTTAAATCTGATAATACTAGTGATATAGATAATGGTATGGAAGATGCTAGTGATGAAGACATGGATCTAAATTTTATGGAATCACCATCTAAGAAGTTACATTAGAGATAGTATATCCCCCTCTCTCACCGGACTCTATTAATTATACCACAGTTTTCCCAATCTGTAAACCCCTAAAGTGCATAAAAATGCAATTATTTTAAAAAATATGTTGCAAAAAGTGTTGTACATTTCCTTAGAATTAGTTTATAATATAACTAATAATATATGCTAGGAGTATATCATGGCAAAAATCAAACCAAAAGATAAACCACATTATGTCAACAATAGAGAATTCTCTCATAAAGTTGTTGAATACGTCTCATCAGTAAATAAAGCCCAAGAGGAAGGTCAAGCACTTCCAATTGTTACTGATTATATTGCAACTTGTTTCCTTAAGATTGCCGAAGGCTTGTCTCACAAATCTAATTTTATTCGATACACTTACCGTGAAGAGATGGTAATGGATGCTGTTGAGAATTGCTTAAAAGCTGTTATGAATTATAACATAGAAGCTGCAACTCGTACAGGTAATCCTAATGCTTTTGCATACTTTACACAAATTTGTTATTATGCATTCCTACGCCGTATTGCAAAAGAAAAGAAACAACAAGACATTAAATTCAAATGGATTGAAAAAGCTTCTATTGATGACTTTATGCAATCGGGTCTTGATGGTGATACTGATAATAGTCGTTACTTTATTGATCAACTTCGTTCTCGTATTGATAAAGTAAAAGATACTGATAATCAGCTAAAAGATTTTGCAAAAGAAGAAAAAATCAAAGCCAAAAACGCTAAAGGTATTGAATTGTTTATGGGAGAGTGATGTGGGACTTAAAGACAAGTTTATTAAATTTTGTGAGCTACAAAAAGCGGCAAATCTTGAAAGAAGCTTAAAAGGCCCTGAAAGCCGAGATACTATTGCTGCATATGAAAGAGCTAACCAGCTCAAACGTGAAATCCTTGAGGGACTAGATGAAAATAGCAATCATTAATGATACCCATTGTGGTATTCGTAATTCATCAGAAATCTTTTTAAATTATCAAGAAAAATTTTATAAAGATGTATTTTTTCCATATTTGAAAGAGCATGGAATTAATCAAATTCTGCACCTAGGTGATTATTACGACCACCGCAAATTTATCAATTTCAAAGCACAAAATTCGAATCGTAAGACTTTCTTAGATGTTCTTAAGAAAGAAGGTATTCATATGGATATTATTCCAGGAAACCACGATGTTTTCTATAAGAATACTAATGATTTGACATCTCTAAAAGAGCTACTAGGTTACTATACATCAAATGTTAATATTATCATGAAGCCAAAAGTGCTTAATTATGATGGTTTGAATATTGCTGTAGTCCCTTGGATTAACTCAGAAAACTATGCTGAATCAATTGATTTTATTAAAAAGTGTAATGCGCCAATTCTTGGAGCTCACTTGGAATTGATTGGTTTTGATATGATGAAAGGTATGCCAAATACTCATGGTATGACTTCTGAAATCTTTGAACGTTTTGAACTTGTAATGTCTGGGCATTTTCATACTAAATCTAATCAGGGACATATCCATTATCTTGGCACGCAAATGGAATTTACTTGGTCTGATTGTGATGACCCTAAGTATTTTCATATTCTTGATACTGAAACCCGTGAACTAACACAAATTCGTAATCCATATACTATTTTTGAAAAAGTATTTTACAACGATGAAAAAATAGATTATAATAGTTACGATACGTCAAATCTAAAAGATAAGTTTGTAAAAGTTGTGGTGGTAAAAAAGACTGATCCATTTATGTTTGATAGACTTATTGATCGTATTCAAAATGAAGATATTCATGAACTAAAAATTGCTGAAACGTTCGAAGAGTTTACTGGTGATAATGTTCAAGATGAATCTGTTTCTGTAGAAGATACTACCGAACTTTTAGATTCATATGTTGAAGCAGTTGAAACTGACCTAGATAAAGGTCGTATTAAGAACCTTATGAGAACGCTTTATGTAGAAGCTCAAAGTATGGAAATAGTATGATTCGATTTGAGAAAATTCGTTGGAGAAACTTTTTATCAACAGGTAATGAGTTTACTGAAGTTCAACTAGATAAATCGCCAACCACACTAATCGTTGGCCAAAATGGCGCAGGAAAGAGTACTCTTCTCGATGCTCTTTCCTTTGCTTTGTTTGGTAAACCACATCGTAATATCAATAAGCCACAACTAGTAAATACGATTAATAATAAGAATACTGAGGTTGATGTAGAGTTTTCTATTGGCTCTCATAAGTTTGTTGTAAAACGTGGTATTAAACCAACTAAATTTGAAATCTGGCAAAATGGCAATATGATTAATCAATCATCTGCCGCTAAAGATTATCAAAAATTCTTAGAGCAAAATATCTTAAAGTTGAATCATAAGTCATTTCACCAAATTGTGGTCTTAGGTTCTTCTTCTTTTATTCCATTTATGCAATTACCGGCTGGTCATCGTAGAGATGTAATTGAGGATCTACTAGATATTGGTGTCTTTTCTAAAATGAATTTAATCCTTCGTGATAAAGATTCAAAATTGAAAGAAGAAATTAGTAGTATTGCATATGAATATGATCTAAATAAAGAAAAGATTGCTCTTCAGAAAAAATATATTCGTGATATTACGGAGTTAAATGATGAGCAAATTGAAAAGAAAGCAGACCAGATTGATGCCAATCAAAACGAAATTGAAGAGCTCAATATGGTCAACAACGAATTGTCAAAAGAGATCGAAGGTTTACAAGAAGGTCTTGCCGAGAGCCTTAAGAAGTCGCATGATAAAAGGCAACAACTCTCACAGTTCCAATTCCAATTTCAAACACAAGTCCAAGATGTCGTCAAAGCCGCAAAATTCTATGAAGAGAATGATGTATGCCCAACATGTTCCCAAGGTATTGACTCTAATCTTAGACACGAAAAATTGTCCAATGCCCAGTCCAAAGCCAAAGAACTTAACGAGGCAATTTCTAATGCGTCTGAACAGTCAGCTACTGTGGAATCGGCTATTGAACGGCTCAATAGCATTGCGGAGCAGGTTAGAGAAAAAACAACAAGTATATCAACTAACAATTCTACAATCGCCGGGTTGCAGAGACAAATACACTCTCTTGAGACTGAGATAGATTCATTAAGAGGTTCTACAGGCGATTTATCAAAAGCTAATGCGGAGTTATCTGAATTACAAGAATCTCGTGATATTTTATCTGAAGAAAAGCTAAAATTG